TTCAATCTACTCAGCATGCTCAGCACAAATGGAATTTGCTGAAGGTAAGGGTTTACCCGTAAAAATTGTAGGTGAAAAATCTACTCAAGGAAATACTTATTCTAAATTTGGTAAAAACCTAGAAGGGGACATACCCCAGGTAATTATTACGAACCTGATTATGAAGATTTAGCTCGTGTAATGCGTGATGCTTATGAAAATTATACTGATCATAAAAAACGAGCATTAGAAGAAGCTAAATTAATCCATAGGGATTTTAGTTGGGAACGAGTAACAGAAATCGGTAGAGACACCATTCAGGAATTTATGGATAGTTATGTTCCCCCAAAACCAAAACCTAATAAAGTTCATATTTCTTACTTAGATGGTCCTAAAGTTGAAGTTTTAGGTGATGAAAATAAAGAATATTTTATTGAATTTATAGATAAATCTAATAATAATGTAATTCATAGTAGTACTATTACTAATAATATGTGGACATCGTGTAGTAAAGAATATTACATAGAATGGGTTATTAAAATAAATGGTGAAGTAGTAGATGAATTTAATATAGAAAATAAAAGAGTATTAATTTCTCTTGAATCTAAATCTATAGGTGATACTTTAGCTTGGGCTCCTTACGCTGTAGAGTTTGCTAAAAAATATAATTGTAAAGTAGTCTTATCTACATTCCATAATAACTGGTTTAAAAATTTAGAAACATATAAAGATATTGAATTCATAGAACCAGGAAATATATCACCTAATATTAAAGCTAAATATAAAATTGGTTGGTTTAGAGATAATGATACAGGTTTATGGAATAATCCTAATCTTCATCCTAATCAAGTAAATTTATTCCCCCTACAACAGACAGCTACTGATATTTTAGGTTTAGAATTTAAAGAAGTAAATCACGGTATTGATTTTCATAAAAAAGAGAGACCAATTAAAGGTAAATATGTAGTTATTGCTCCACAATCTACAGCAGGTTGTAAAGAATGGCCTTATACTTATTGGTCAATTTTAGCAAAATTATTAAATCAAGCTGGATATCAAGTAGTTTGTTTAACCAAAGATAGATTTGAAATTCCTAATACTATAAATTCATGGGGCCAACCATTTGATGCTGTTGCTAATTATCTACTACACGCTGAAGTATTCATAGGATTAAGCTCAGGTTTATCTTGGTTTAACTGGGCTTTAAAAAAACGTACAGTTATGATTAATAATTTTACTTCTAAAGAACACGAATTTCAAACCAAAGTAACAAGAGTACGTAATGAATCCGTATGTAATTCGTGTTGGGTTAATCCAAATTTCTCATTTGATGCTGGGGATTGGGATTGGTGTCCTATATGGAAAGGTACTGATAAACAACATATATGCCAAAAATCAATACATCCTAATCAAGTATTTATAGAAGTTAAAAAAATATTAAATAGTAAAAAATAATATAATATTTATAAACATGGAAAAAGTGTTATTAGAAAAAAAAGAATTAGACCAAATCAAAGAATTTCAACAAACTGAATTAAATTTAGTAGACCAATTAGGAAGTATTGAATATCAACTTCAAACTTTACAATTACAAAAAGATAATTTAAGACAAAATATTGTTACTCTACAAGAACAAAGTCAAAAATTTGGTCAAAATCTTCAAGAAAAATACGGAGACGGAAATATTAACATAGAAACAGGAGAGTTTACTAAAATAGATTAATTTTTAATTCTCTCTTGAATATTTATAACAAAATAATAATCTCATTACAATGGCAGAAACATTAATATCACCCGGTGTATTAGCAAGAGAGAATGACCAGTCATTTATTACGCAGCAACCTGTTCAAGTAGGGGCGGCTATCGTAGGCCCTACAGTAAAAGGTCCTGTAGAACAACCTACGATTGTTACATCTTACAGTGATTATCAAAACAGATTTGGAACAATTTTTGAAAGTGGTAGTCTCGACTATACTTTCTTTACTTCAATTGGAGCCTACAATTATTTTAATAATGGTGGTAATGCTTTACTAGTAACCAGAGTAGTATCCAACCCATCAACATGGAATTACGCTTCAGCAAGTGTTACAGCAGGATCAACTGTAGGTGATGCTTCAGCTACAGCAAGTATTGATTTAACTTTAGCAGGTGCTAGTGTATTTGGTACTACCGTTGATGATGAAGTTAGATTTGATTATGATGGTACAACTTATAGATTTGTAGCGGCTGATCCTGCTAATGGTTTACCAGCTGATCAAGCACCTTTATACTTTGTATCAACAGGTTCTACTTCTACAGCCTATGCTACTTTATTAAATACTAAACTAGGTACTTCTGTTTCTTCAGTAATTACCTCAGTAGATGCAGGTTCCGGAGTATTAAACTTTACAGCAGCTGCAGCAGGTACAGCATTTAATGGGGTAACATTTGTAACAGGTTCATCTTCAACATTCTCAACAGGTTCAGATGGTACTTCACTTACAGTATTAGGTGGTGGTAGTAATACAACTAATGAAACTACAGTATTAGAATTAGAAGCTATTGATAAAGGTGTTATTTGGAATAATACAGGTTCAGTACTTTCTGGAAACGCTATGGAATCAGGTTCTTCTGATAATGTAAGATGGGAAGTAACTACAGCTAATACTTCTTCAGGTACCTTCTCTTTAATAATTAGAAGAGGTAATGATACTCAAAATAATAAAGTAGTATTAGAATCTTGGAATAATTTATCATTAGATCCAACCCAAGATAACTTTATTACTAAAGTAATTGGTGATGAAAAACATACCTATATTTCTGGAGATAATTACTTACAAATATCTGGTTCATACCCTAATGCTTCTAGATATGTAAGAGTTAAATCAGCAACGACTACTCCAAATTATTTAGATAATGCTGGAAATGCTAAAGACCAATATACAGGATCTATCCCAACAGTAGGATCAGGTTCTTATAATGGTTCATTTGCTGGTGGTGTAGGTAATATAATCCCTACAGGTAGAACTATGAATATGTATCAAAATATTGATGCTAATGATTCACAAGGTCTAGTAGGAAGTGATTATACTAATATGTTAAACTTACTATCTAACCAAGATAGTTACCAATTTAACTCCTTATTCCTTCCAGGTTTAACTAACTCATCACATACTTCTCAAATCACTACAGCTATTAATAATACTCAACAAAGAGGTGATAATATCTTAGTAGTAGACCCAGTAACATATGCATCTAGTATTACATCTGCTACTCAAGAAGCAGATGATAGAAATACTTCATATGCTGCTATGTATTGGCCATGGCTACAAGTGGCAGACCCAGACTTATCAAACACTACAAATGTTTGGGTACCAGCTTCGACTATGATTGCAGGAGTTTACGCATATAACGACAGTGTAAGCGAGCCATGGTTTGCCCCAGCAGGTATCAACAGAGGAGGTTTAACTAACGTAGTACGCGCTGAAAGACAATTAACATCAAATAACAGAGATACTTTATATGAGTCTAATGTTAACCCAATCGCTTCATTCCCAGCAACGGGTGTTGTAGTATATGGTCAGAAAACATTACAAAAACAAGCTTCAGCTTTAGATAGAGTAAATGTTAGAAGATTATTAATTGCTCTTAAAGGATATATTTCGCAAGTAGCTCAAAACTTAGTATTTGAACAAAATACAGCAGCTACAAGAAATAACTTCTTAGCAGCAGTTAACCCCTACTTAGAAAGTGTACAACAAAGACAAGGTTTATACGCATTCAAAGTAGTAATGGACGATTCAAACAACACTCCAGATGTGATTGATAGAAATCAGTTAGTAGGTGCTATTTACTTACAACCAACAAGAACAGCTGAGTTTATTTACCTAGACTTTAACGTATTACCAACGGGTGCAACATTCCCATCGTAAGAGTTAAAAAAGTTAATATTTATAATAGAATAAAATAATATAAAGCAAAATGGCAGTATTAGATCCTAACGAAATTTTCTTTACAGCGTTTGAACCAAAACAAGCTAATAGGTTCATCATGTATATGGATGGATTCCCAGCATACATTGTAAAAGGTGTAGGCGCTGTAAGTTTAACTCAAGGAACCGTAGCCCTAAACCATATTAACGTACAACGTTTTGTTAAGGGTAAAACAACTTGGAATACAATTCAGTTCACATTATTTGATCCAATCACACCTTCAGGTGCTCAAGCAGTAATGGAGTGGGTAAGATTACACCACGAATCAGTAACTGGTAGAGATGGTTACTCAGATTTCTACAAAAAAGACTTAACATTTAACGTATTAGGTCCTGTAGGTGATGTAGTTTCTGAATGGATTATCAAAGGTGCTTTAATTACTGAAACTAACTTTGGTGAATATGGTTGGGATACAGAAAATACTGCTATCAATTTAACGATGACAGTACAACCAGATTATTGTATCTTAAACTTCTAAAAAAAATAAATATTTTTAAAAGGAGCTTGGCTAACGTCAAGCTCTTTTTTATATTAAATACGTATACACGTATTAAAGTTATAACTAATAAAAATTATGAGTGAATTTAAATTTCCAACTGAGGTAGTAGAATTACCTTCTAAAGGATTAATCTATCCAAAGGATAACCCATTATCATCTGGAGAAGTAGAAATGAAATATATGACTGCTAAGGAAGAAGATATTCTTTCTAACCAAGCATATATTCAAAAAGGTATTGTATTAGATAAATTATTACAATCACTTATTGTAGATAAAAACATTAATTATGATGATTTAATTGTAGGCGATAAAAATGCTCTTTTTATGGCAGCCCGCATTTTAGGCTATGGTAAAGATTACCCGTTCGAGTATAATGGTATGGAATATACTGTTGATTTATCCGAATTAAATCCACGCCCTTTTGACGAGGATTCAATCACTCAAGGTGTAAATGAATTCCATTTTACAC